CGGCTGGCGGTCTTCCCATCGAGACCCTTTTTGCGACCCGCCCGCCGGGCGAAAGCCCCGCGGGCCCTTGCGGCGGCCTGCCCGGTGTCAACCTTTGGGTTGACACCGGGGGGCCAGGCGGGGGTGGCGCATGATCCCCCGCTGGATGAGGCAATCCCGCAAGGCCCAGACCGCCCTGCTCACGATGGGCACGGTGCTGCTCACCGTGCTGGCCGCCAAGCTGGGGCTGTCGCCCGACGAGCGTGATCGGCTGGTCACCGCCGCCCTCACCCTGGGTGGCGTCTGGATCGGCGGGATCGCGCTGGAGGACGCCGGCCGCCACCTGGGCCGGCCCGACTTCGGGGAGTGCGACGACGCCACCCCGGCCGCGATGAACGGGATGAAGTTGGTCCTGCCCAAAGACCCCACGCACAACTGACCACTGACCGCCGGCCCGGCCGGCAAGGAGCGCACGATGCCGACGACCGACCGAGCCAAGGGGGCGCAACTGTTCAACGCCTGGCAGGACGGCGAGGACGCCAAGGCCTCGGCCGACCAGGCGGTGATCGACGCCCAGGCGGCGCTGGCCAAGGCGCAGACGAATCAGACCAACGCCACCGCCTCCCGCGACCACGCCTTCAGCGACTTCGACGCCTGGGAGTCGCAGTTTCGGCCCGCCCCGTCCCCGGCGCCGAGGGTCGAGCCGGCCACGCTCCCCGGCACCGCGCCGACGCAGTGAGACGGCTCGGCGGCGGTGTGTGTCCCTGCTGGCGTGAGAAGAGGACTTGAACGTGCTGGCGATCAGTGAAGGCGTGCAAATTCCGCTGGCCGTCTTCCAGCTCATCTTCAGCGGTGCCGTGTCCTTCATGCTCTGGAAGCTGGCGTCGTGGCAGCGCGAGCGGGATCGGAAGGAGGACACCACCACCAAGGCGATCGAGGCCATGCAGTCGAAGCTGAACGCCTCCGCCGAGCAGCTCCACCAGACCGCCACCCGGCTGGTGGACGAGCGGTTCCGGGCGATGAGCCACGAGCTCAACGGCCACGTTCAGGGGTTCGTCTCGACCCTCGACGAGATGAAGGCGAAGGTCAAGGAGGGTGAGGAAGACTACCGCAGCCTGGGCGACCGGGACCAGCGGATCGAGCTCAACCTCGCCGGGCAGATCGACAAGATCAAGGACTTCATTCGAGAGTACACCGCCTCGCGTGAAGACATGCGGCGGCACGAGGAAAAGCTGGAGGCGAAGGTCAATAAGGTGGAGGGCCGGATCGGAGAGTTGGGTGAGAAGGTGGCGGTGCTGAGTCACGCGATGGGCGTACCCAAGGGACGGAGCAACGGCTGATGTCCGATGAAGACGTGGATTTCGGAGGGGCGGATCGGCAGCGCGACCGGCGGTTGCGGCGGCGGATGCTCTCGACGCTGCACCTGGCCCGCATCGGCCCCGGCGGCGGCCTGGGCGGACGTGTGCTGAGGGACCTGGTGGACGGGGCGATGCCCTCCACCCAGCAGACCACCGACGACGACCACGCCCTGGGTCTGGTCCGGGACCTGGTGGCCAAGGGGCTGGCGACCGAGACCGACCAGCGGACCCACAAGCGCCAGCGGTTCAGCCTCGACCACCTGTTCTTCCGCGTCACGGCCAAGGGATCGTCACTGTGGAACGAGACGATCCCGCCGGACCCGGACGTCGAGGACCAGCGGATCGCCAAGGGCGAGTAGGGACGAACATGCCCCGGCACTTCAAGGTCCACGAACTGCTCACGTCGGCCGAACTGGCCGACCTGGAGGCGTTCGCGGGCGAGCCAGGGCGGACGGTGGCCGAGCTGGAGGAGTGGCTGCTGGCCCACGGCTTCCGCGTGAGCCGCGGGGCGGTGTGGGGCTGGAAGCGCCACTTCGACGAGCGGGCGATGGTCGAGCGGATGAACGGCAGCGGGGCGCTGGCCAAGGAGTTCATGGCCGGCGTCCGCGAGGGCGGCGGCCTGGCCATCCCCGATGCCGCCGTGGCCCAGATGGCCCAGATGATCTTCGAGTCCGCCGCCCGCATGTCGGCCGGCGGGGAGATCGAGGCCGACGACCTGACCAAGATGAGCCTCGCCCTGCAACGGCTCACCCTGGCCAAGAGCCGGATCGAATCGACGCGGGCGGAGTTCGAGCAACGCCAGCGGGCGGCAATCGAGCAGGCCGAGAAGACGGCCGCCGGCGGCGGGACTGGGGCGAGCGTGGTGGCGACGATCAAGCAGGCGCTGGGCATCACCGAGCCGGCGGCCTGACGAAGTGTGAACGACGAATGAACGAGGCGGCCTTCCAACTTCTGTGCCCCTTCCAGGTGCGCTGGCTGCGAGAGCCGGCGTCGGTGGCCATCGCCGAGAAGAGCCGCCGCATCGGCTGGACGTGGACGCACGCGCTGGGCGTGGTCCTCGACCGGGTCGAGGGCCGGAGCAATTACTACCACTCCAGCGCCGACGACACCGCCTCCATCGAGTTCGTGGACTACTGCGCCGAGTGGGCGCGGATGCTCAACGCCGTCGCCGAGGTGCGCGACGAGACGGAAGTGATCGAGGACCGGGAGATTCACACGAAGGTGATGACCTTCGCCTCCGGCCGCAAGATCGTTGCCGGGTCCAGCAACCCCACCTTCCTGCGCTCCAAGGGCGGGGCGGTGGGCCTCGACGAGTTCGCGTTCCACCGCAACGGCCGGGAGCTGGTCAAGGCCGCCCACGCCACCGCCCTCTTCTGGGGCCACCCGCTGCGCATCTGGTCCACCCACAACGGCGAGGGGAGCTATTTCAACGGCCTGCTCAAGTCGGCCCGCCAGGGCGACCTCAAGGCGGCCGTCCACCGGGTGACCATTGAGGACGCGGTGGAGCAGGGGATCGTCGAGCGGATCGTGATGCGGAAGCGGCGGCTGGCGGACGTGCCGGCCCCCGACGCCACCGCCCGCCGCGAGTGGCTGGACGAGCTGAGGGCGACCTGCCCCGACGAGGACACCTGGAACGAAGAGTACCTCTGCCGGCCCAGCAGCGGGCAGAACGCCCTGCTCAGCTACGAGCTGATCCAGGGGTGCGAGGCGGCCAACCTCCGCCTCCTGTCCACGGCCGACCTGGAGGGGGAGTGCTACGCCGGTTTCGACGTCGGCCGCCACCGCGACCTGTCGGCCCTCTGGGTGCTGCAGCGCGTCGGGGACGTCTACTGGACGCGCGTCCTGCGGACCTTCGAGCGCGTCACCTTCACCGCCCAGGAGGACGCGATCAACCTGCTCATGGCCAACCGGGCGGTGAAGCGGCTGTGCATCGACGCCACCGGCATGGGCGAGATGCTGGCCGAGCGGGCGACCCAGCGCTGGGGCCGCTACCGCGCCGAGGGTGTCAAGTTCTCGGCCCCGGTCAAGAGCGAGCTGGCCATGCCGCTGTTGCGGCTCTTCCAGGACCGACTCGTGCGCGTGCCGGCCGACCCGGCCGTTCGGGAGGACCTGCACAAGGTGCGGAAGATCGTGACGGCGGCGAACAATCTCCGCCTCGACGCCGACCGCGACGGCGACGGCCACGCGGATCGCTTCTGGGCGTTGGCCCTGGCCTACCACGCGGCCGACGCGATCAAGCTGCCCCTCCCCCCGTCGCGGGCGCTCAAGCCCGTGGGCTGGTGAGGGGGAAGAGGAGAGTTGTTAGTTGCTAGTTGCTAGTGGAGGCAGAGACAGCGCAACGCCGGCGGTAAACCGTCAGAGCCGCCTTATAGGGCACCCGGCCCCGTGGCATGGAGGGGCCGGCACCCGAGCCATACCGGGTGGAATCCACGGCCGAATGCGGGTCACTCCGGCCCGCGATCGTCGCTCCGGCCGGGCCCGACATCGACGGGAGCGACTTGTTGGGGTGGATAGTTGTTGGTTGCTGGTTGTTGGTTGCTAGTGAAAGGCACTGAAACCATGAAGAATCTCAAGGTCAAAATGGGGACGCCCTACAAGGTCGAGAAGCGGGGCAAGAAGTTCGTGGTGTCCAACGGAGAGAAGGTGACGGCGCTGGCCAGGAACCACTCCAGCGCCAGTGCGTTGGCCCAGAAGATGAACTTCGCCTACACGGCCGGGGCACACGACGCCGCGGCCTTGATAGAGGCGGAGCTCAAGAAGCGGGACGCCGCCGCCCGCAAGGCCGCCGCCACCAAGGCGGCCAAGGCGAGGCAGGCGGGGGCCGAGCGGCCGAAGACTTTGGCGGACGAGCCGCCGGTCTGGGTGCCCCCCGCCGAGGCACCGGCCGCCCCCGCCGAGGCGCCGGCCGCCCCCGTCGAGAGCGCCTCCGATGGATTCGACCGACTGCCCATGGTGGCCGATCCGGTCACCACGGAAGCGGAGCAACGGGCGGTCGATCTCGACGACGCGGCCCGTGAGGCGGGTGAGAAGAACGACGACGAGGCGTAAGGCGCGAGGCGCGATGATCCTGACGCAAGCCATCCCGGCCGTGTGGGTCTACACCACCGCGACGAGTTTCAACTCGCTGCGGTCGGCCGGGTACGCCGCGTTTCTGTCTGACGACCAGAAGGCACGGCTGGAGCGCATCCGCCAGAGCCGCCTGCTCTACCAGGGCAAGCACCGCTCTTACTTCCTCGACGAGCAGCGCAGCCAGTTCGACTTCCCGGTGGTGAGGGCGGGCGACCGGAAGCTGCAGATGTACCTGACGCTCAACGTGCTCAAGCTCATCAGCAAGAAGAGCGCCGACCTGCTGTTCGGCCAGGAGCCGCTGCTGCGCGTCGATCAGGAGATCCAACAGGCCAAGCTCTCGGCCCTGGCCGAGCGGACCAACCTCCACAAGCGGCTCTACAACGCGGCGGTCGAAGGGTCGGCCGAGGGGGAGACGTTCCTGGAGTGCTGCGTGGTGGGCGGCCAGGTCTACGTGCGGCGGGTGCCCAACGATCAGATCTTCGGCGACGGCCCGCTGGGCCCCGACGACCAGTACGCCCGCTACGTCGGCTACCAGTTGCAGAACGTGGGCACCGCCCAGGCCCCGCTCATGCTGCTGCTGGAGACGGTCTGGCTGGCCGGGTCGATCGAGCGGCACGTCTGGCAGCTCGACGGCGAGGGCCGCAAGCTGGCCGAGGTGGCGCTGGACCAGTGGCCGACCGCCGCCGCCGAGGGGTTGGCGCCGCTGGTCAGGACCGGGATCAGCCGCAACACGATCACCTGGGTCCCGAACGAGACGGAGCTCGACATCCCGGTGAGCGACTACGACGGGCTGGTGGAGTTGCAGGACGAGCTCAACGCCAAGCAGACCCAGATCGGCCGGGTGCTGGCCAAGCACTCGGACCCCAAGCTGGGCCTGCCCGAGTCGTTCTTCGACCCGGCCGGCAACGTGCGATCGGACCACGACGCCTTCCCGTTCAGGACGAAGGACGAGCTGCCCACCTACATCACCTGGAACGCGGAGCTCGCCCACGCGATCGGGGACCGGCAGTTCACGCTCAACAGCCTGCTCATCACCGCCGAGACCTCGCCGGTGTTGCTGGGACTGAAGGAGGGGGCCGCGCCCGACGCCTACAAGAAGGTGCGGCTGGAGGCGCAGAACAGCCTCACCAAGGCCCAGCGGAAGGCGGCCAACTGGAAGCCGGGGGTGAAGCGGCTGCTGGACGTGGCCCAGGACCTGGAGCAGACGCTGCCCGGGGTGCGCTACGACCGGGTGCCGGTGGCCGTGGAGATGCGCGACGGCATCCCGGCCGACGACGAGGACCAGGCCAACACCGTGGCCATCTACCGCTCCGCCGGCGTCATGTCCGTGGAGCGGGCGGTGGAGCTGCAACTGATCGACAAGACCGCCGTCGCCAAGGAGGTGCAGCAGATCAAGGACGAGGCGGCCGACAAGACGCCCCCGATCTTCTTCGGCGGCGGCATGGGCGGGACCGAGCCGGGCGAGACGCCGCCGGCCCAGAGCGGCGCGGCCGGCGCGGCGGGCGACCGCCCGGCCCCGGCGGCGAACGACCAACGTGAGGGGGTGGCGGCATGAACGACCTCATTTGCGTGATCTGCGGCGGCCCATTTATCGCGGGCGATTGGAGCCAATGGGAGGTCCAAAAGAAGATCGTCGCCGCGCACGAGACGTGCGTTGCCGAACTCCTTCACGGATTGGCGCGTGAGGTGTGGACGGGGCAGAGCGAACTCTTCATCCCGCCCGGTGCGAGAATCAGGAAGGGGGTGGCGGAGTGACCACGACCCCCGAGCTCTTCGACTCCGGCCTCCCCCGGCGGCAGACCGACGTGCTGGCCGACCTGTTCACCACCGCCGGGGAGCGGCTCAAGCGGATGGTCTTGCACCCCACCGGCCGCACCCAGGGGGCGCGGGAGTTCCGCGCCGGCCGGGCGGCGCAGCTCAACGCCCAGGTGGATCGCGTGCTGGCCGACCTCGGCCGCCACACGGCCGCCTGGGTCGGGCAGGCGGTGCCGGCGGCTTTCACCGCCGGCATCCAGCGGGCCGACCAGCAGGCGCGGGACGCCGGCGTGCGCGTGGAGGGGCGGGGGCCGGTCGGCTCGTTCGCCCTGATTGATCGACGGGCCGTCGAGGTCTTCGCCCACGACATCACGGCCGACCTGAACCGGGCGGCCGAGTCGATGGCCGACCGGGCGGTCAGGCTGTTGCGGGACACCGCCCAGCGCGGGTTGAGCGAGCAGGACATCAACACGATCCTGGCCGGCGGGGTGATCCAGGGGCAGCCGGTCCAAGCGATCCGCGAGCTGCGCGAGTCATTGCGGGCGGTCCACGGGAACCGGGTGCGGATCCTCGACAAGAACGGCGACCCGATGGAATTCCGGGTCGGCTACTACGCCCAGCTCGTCGCCCGCACGCGCACGCGGGAGGCGACGGTCCACGCCCGCCACTCCCGGCTGAAGGACCTTGGGCTGGACCTGGTGGCGATCGTCGGCCGGATCAGCCGCAACTTCTGCAGCGCGTTCCTCGGCCAGGTCTTCAGCCTGTCGGGCAAGCACGGCAAGTATCCCGCCTACTCCTCCCTGCCCGGCGGCGGCCCGCCCTTCCACCCGCAGTGCTCCAAGAGCACGCGGCCGTTCGTGGAGGAGCTGGCGGGGGAGAAGCAGAAGGAGGACGCGGAGGGGAACGACGACGCCCAGCAACTGCTGAACACCGAGCCGGCCGACGCCCAGCGCCGCTACCGCGATCTGCAGCTCTACCAGCAGGTGAGGCAGGACTACGCCACGACCGAAAAACGGCTCTTCGGGTGAGTTTCAAAGGCCGCTCGAAAGGGCTTCGACGATGGTTTGGAACCCGTTCAAACGCCGGCCGGTGGCCGGAGAAGGCAACACGATGGCGGAAGCCAATGCGACCACGCCGCCGGCCGGCGGCATCGACTACGAGAAGCTGGGGGCGGCCGTCGCCGCCGGCCTCGCTCCCGCGCTGCAGTCGGCCAACAAGCCGCTGCTCGACGCCCTGGCCAGGCTCCAGCCGGCCGCCCCGGCCGAGCAGGGCGCGGCGGCGAAGGGCGGCAAGGGTGAGGCGGCCGACAAGCCGCTGTCGATGGACGACGTGCGGAAGGCGATCACCGACGCCCTCTCGTCCACCCAGCAGCAGCAGGCCAAGACCCAGGCCCGGGCGAGCTACGCGGCCGAGAAGCTCAAGGACCTGCCCAAGGTCTACCAGGACCAGCTCCCCGACACCGACGACGCCAACGCCCTGGCCCAGGCCGAGCAGCGCATCCGCGCCGCCTACCAGGCCGACTTCAAGTTGGCCGGCGGCAAGACGGCGGACGTGGGCGGGCAGGCCGCCGGCGGCAAGCCCCCGACGAACGCCGTGGACCTGTCCAAGGTGTCGCCGGTGCAGGCGATCGAGATGGGGCTGAAGGCGGCCAAGCCGGCCCAGGGCGCGGCGGCCACCACGGCCGGCGCCTGATCGGCCCCGGCCCGCGACACGGAACGTCAACCCCCGGCGGCATGACCGACCGGCTGCAAGAGAAAGGATGCTCAGCAGATGGCCATTTCACTCATTGACTACGCGGTGCAGTCGGAGATGCCGATGCGCCGGGGGCTGGTCCAGAGGATCACCAACGAGTCGATCTTCCTCCGCCGGCTCAAGTTCATCACCATCGACGGTTACGTCTACCAGTACAACCGCGAGGAGACGCTCGGCGGGGTCGCCTTCCGCGGCCTGAACGAGGACTACACCGACGACACGGTCGGCGTCATCAACCCCCAGGTGGAGAGCCTCTCCATCTTCGGCGGGCCGGTGAAGACCGACCGCTCCATCGCCAACCTGCCCAGCGGGGCGGCCGTCCGCGCCAGCCGCATCGCCAGCAAGGTGCGCAAGGCGGGCCTGTTCTACGACAAGTACTGCATCGACGGCGACCCGGCCACGAACCCCAAGCAGTTCTACGGACTCAACGCCCGGCTCACCGGTGCGCAAATCATCTCCGCTGGTACCAACGGGGCCACCCTCACCCTGGCGATGGTGGACGACGCCATCGATAAGGTCGTCGGCACCCAGGCCCAGAAGATCCTCGTCTGCAACAAGGCGATCCGCCGGAAGATCACCGCCCTGGTCGTCGGCTCGGCCGGCGGGGCGGCGGTCCTGGACGTGGGCAAGCAGTTGACCGAATACAACGGCGTGCCCATCGAGGTCATTGACGAGGACGGCGACGAGGCGGCGATCCTGGGCTTCGACGAGACGCAGGGCAGCAGCGCCGTCACCACCAGCCTGTACGTCATCCGCCCCGGCTCGGACGCCGACGGCGAGTTCGTGCAGGGCCTGGTCAACACCAAGCTGGTCGAGCACGAGGACCAGGGCGTGCGCGGCACCCAGTACATCGACCTGATCGAGGCCGGCATGGGCCTGGCCATGTTCCACCCCCGCTCGGCCGCCCGCGTGAAGGGGATCACCAACACCTGATTCGAGGGTTGAGGGTGGAGGGTTGCCAGACGACCCACAACCCACGACCCGCAACTCTCCAAAGAGAAAGGCAACTATGGACCCGCAGATCATGGGGCCGGTCGATTCGCAGCTCGCTCTCCAAGCGGCGGTGACGAAGACGGCCAGCTTCAACAGCGCGGCGCTGGATATGGGCAGCGGCTGGGCCCCCGGCGGCGGCGGCGTGCCGATGCAGGCCATCGTCAATTACAGCGCCGGCGACTTCACGACCGGGGACGAGAGCTACACCTTCAAGGTGCAGGACTCCCCCGACAACTCGGCGTGGACCGACCGCAGCCCGGCCGTCGTCGCGCCGGTGACCGTTGCCGCCCCCTCGGGCGTCATCAGCGTCGGGGCGTTCATCCAGCAGCGCTACGTCCGGCTGGTGGCGACCCTCGGCGGCACCACGCCGTCGATCACCTACTCGGCCAACCTCCAGCCCTTCGTCAATAACGTTGGGTAAGGCGGCGGAACGACTCGTGACCTTTGGCCCGCCGGCGGCGGGCAGATCGGAGAGCCATCGTGGCGAAGGACAAAGACAAAGAGCCGGCGAAGGACGAGCCCAGGGCCGAGGCGGCCGTGCCCGCGCCCGCCCGGTCGGGGCCGCGCTACCAGGTGCGGACGCCGGCCAGCGGGTTCCGGGGCGAGCGCCACGGCATCCGGTTCGTGGACGGCGTCGGCGAGACCGACGACGCCGACGCCGTGGCCGCGTGCCTCGCCTGCGGCTACGTCGTGGTGGATCGGGAGAAGGACAAGACCTTCGGCCCCTCGCCCCGGTTCACGCTCAAGGCGGCCGAGGCCAACTTCGGCGGGTCGGTCCTGGGCGTGCGCTTCACGGAGGGGCTGGCGAAGACCGACGACCCGGCCGTCGCCCGCGCCTTCCGCGATCTGGGGTACGCGGTGAGAGACGCCGACGAGGGCGGCAAGGGGAAGCGAATGTCTTGGCCACTGGCCACCGGCCACTGACCACTAGCCACTGTCCAGGGAGCGAGCATGAGCAGCAGTCGGTACACGGCCAGCCAGCAGGACGCGATCCGGCGCGACAACCGCGCCATGGAGGCGGCCGCCGTCTCGATGGTCACGGAGCTCGACGACCTGTTCGCGCTCGTCGCCGCCGGCTCGATCGGGATCACGGCGGCGGCGTCCGACGTGGACAGCCTCGCCCTCGGCGGCGGGGCGTTCACGGCCAACCCCAACACCACCAGCGGCCTGACCTTCGGCTACTCGGCTGGCCGCTTCCACAACGGCAAGAGCCTGGTGTCGGTGGGGGCGGGCACCGTCGCCCTCTCGGCCAGCGCCACCAATTACGTGGAGGTGGATCGGGCCGGCACCGTCAGTGCTAACACCAGCGCCTTCACCGCCGGCCGCCTGCCGCTGTGGGTGATCGTCACCGGCGTGGGGGCGATCAGCAGCGTCATGATCAGCAAGCCGCTGATGACGCTGATCGGCCTGGCGGGAGTCACCGGCGACATGCTCAGCAGCGCGGGGGCGACCAAGTCGGTGGAGGTCGCCCTGGGCGACCTGGCGGCGACGACGGCCGTGAGCCTGATCTGCCCTGCCTTCGGGGCGACCTTGGCCCGCGTGTCGTTCGTCAGCAAGACGGCAGTGACGGCGGATGACACCAACTATTGGACGTGGTCCCTCAAGAATAAGGGGGCGGCCGGGACGGGCACCACGGACCTGCTGGACACCACCGCCACCAACACGACCAAAGCCACCGGCGGCACGGCCACCGTCGCCTACGTCCGGCGGCTGCTGGCCCTCACCGGCACCGGGGCCAACCTGGCGACGGCCGCCGAGGACGTGCTGGAGCTCACGGTCACCAAGACGGCCAGCGCCACCACGATGGCCCAATGCACGGTGCGGCTCGACTTCACGTTCACGGCGTAAGAGTTGCGAGTTGCGAGTTGCGAGTGAAAGGCAGGATCGACATGCGGCGGTGGAAGAAACTCGACCTGGTGTTCTACGGGGCCATCCTGCTGGCGGCGGTCCTCTGCGGGCTGATCGCCTGGATGCTGCCCGAGGCGGCGCGGGGGGACGTGCCGGCGACCCAGCCGGCCACGCAGCCGGCGGCGACCCAGCAGCGCGTGCCGGTGGCGGTCTACAGCCAGCCGGCCGGGTCGCTGGCCAAGTGGGCGGGGCGCGGGGTGACCGTGGCCCTGCGCTACGAGCCCGAGGCGAGGGGGGACGGGACGCCCACCGTGAGCGTGGCCCAGTGGGTCGCCGCCGCCAAGGCCGCCGGACTGCACTACGTCCTACAGGCCGACGCCGTGGGCGACTGGGCCGACCCCGACCTGCTGGGGGCCTTGTGCCCGTGGGACGAGCCCGACCAGGACAACGCCCACCGCGTCCCGCCGGCCCGCATCGCGGCCGACGCCGACCGGGCCTTCCGCTCCGGGGCGCGGCTCTACTTCGTGAGCCTGGACGCGCTGCAGTTAGAGCTCTGGCAGGAATCGTGGGACGCCCACCCCGGCGCCGTCGGCCCGGCCTTCTACGACTACGCCGGGCTGGCCAAGGCGCTGGCCCCCTGGGGCACCCGGGTGGTGGTCCTGGGGGACATGTACCCCGACAACCAGGGGCGCGGCGGGGCGGCCGCCGCACTCAAGGCCAACGAGCAGCGAACGCTGGCCACCCTCTTCCCCGCCTGCCGGCGCGGCTCATTCGTCGAGTGCTCCGACCAGAAGCTGCAGGGGTTGGGCAACCGCCAGGGCGGGGCCCGTTCCCCCGGCGCCGACGAGTTCGCCGCCCAGGTGCGGGCCGTGGCGGCGGCGGGCGCGTCCCTGGTCTGCCTCTTCCCGCAGTGCGTGGCCCCCGGCGACTTCGCCTACGACGCCACCCCCGACGCCGTCGCCGCCGCGATCCCCCCGCTGGCCGCCCCCGCCTCGGCGCTGGCGGCCCTGGCCCCGGCGGCGTTGCCGATCCCCCCACCGACCACCGGGCCGACGCCGCCCCCGACGCCGCCCCCGACAACGGGGCCGACGACGCAGCCCGCCCCGTCCGCCGACACCCAGGGGCAGATCCTCGACACGCTCCGGCGGATCGAGTCGCTCCTCCGCCAACAGCAGCAGCAGACCGGGACCCACTGATGCCCTCGCCCGCGTACCAGCAATACGTCCCCCGCGCCGGCAACCTCGACCCGGTCGGCGACGGCCAGCCCGCGCCGCGGGCGAGGCTGCCGCTGATGGGCGCGAGCGGCACGAGCCACGCCTCGGGCCTCGTGCCCGACCCCGGCGCGTCGGCCGGCTCGACCCGCTACCTGCGTGAGGACGCGACGTGGGCGGCCCCGGCCGGCGGGGGCGCGGTCACCTCCGTCGCCGGCCGCACCGGAGCGGTCACGCTCGGCGAGGCCGACGTGGCGGGGCTGGTGGCGGACCTGGCCGCCGTCCGCTCCGTCGCCGTCGCCAGTGACCTGGCCGGCGCCGGCGTCGTCCCGGCCTACGCCGGGCAGATAGGGACCAAGCGGTCCGACGGCTCCGTGTGGGTCGCCAACAGCACCACGGCCGGCGACTGGTCGCCGGCCCGCGTCGGCTTCGCCGCCACCGCCGCGACTCTCGCCCCCACCACCACCGTCCACCTCAACGGCCAGACCCTCGACGCCGACGGCGGGGCGCTGGTCAACGCCACGCTCCTCCAGTGCGTCGGGGCCGCCCGGACCTTCGCGGACGCCTCGGACCGCGCTACCGCCACCCCCGCCAACGCCGGCCAGCTGGGGGTGCAGATCGACGACGGCTCGGCGTGGCGGGCCAACAGCACCACCGCCGGCGACTGGTCGCAGTCGTTCACCTTCGGCGCGGTCGCCGTCTCGGTCCTCACCGCCTCCGGCCCGATCAGCGGCGGGAACTACCTCCGGCTGGGTCCCTTCGACGCCCTGATGCCGGACCCCTCCTGGGCCGGGCGGGCGATGGAGTTCGGGTACTGGGACGCCGGTGACTACGGCCTGATGCAGTGCTACGACAGGTCGGGGGCGGGCTACAAGAACTTCAAGATCGACGCCGCCACGCTGTTCTTGAACACCAGCAGCGGCGGCCCGGTGAACGTCGGCGGCACCCTCGACGCCCCCGGCTACAGCGTGGGCGGCGTGGGCGGGTGGAGCGGCACCTACGTCACCGGCGACGGCCGCACCGCCACCGTCGCCGGCGGCCTCATTACCAGCGTCGTCTGAGCGAGAGGAACCGATGCCCCTGCCCGCGAGCAACCCCACGACGACCCCCGCCCAGCCGGCCAGGACTTACGGGCACTGGTGGCTCAAGGGGCTCCAGTTGTCGGCCCCCGCGCCGCTCCGGCCCGCCGCCGCGCTGGTGACGCTCCAGAAATACGCCGACGACGGGACGCTCAGCCCCCTGCCCGGCGACACCCTCACCCTGCCCCTGGCCGACATCCTCAGTCCGGCGATGCAGTCCAAATACCCGCAACTCGCCGCCGCCGTGGGGGCGGTCCTCACCGCCGTGCTGGCGATCGGCACCGATCTGGGAAAGCTCTGACCTCATGGCCGTCATCTTCTCCATCCTCGCCCTCCCCGGCCCGCACGGCTCGCTGCAGGAGGCGCGGCTCTACGCGCCGGCCGGGGCGACGGTGGCGGACCTGGCCCTGGCCGAGTCGCCGGCCCAGGCGTTCGGCGGCTCGCTGCCCCTCGACCCGCCGCCGCCCGACGACGCGGCCGACCCCTACCAGGTCGAGGTGCGGCAGGTGACGAGCCATTCGCCCGGCACCTTCGACGCCTCGACGACCATCACCCTCTCGCGCGGGGTGTACGGCTGGCTGTGGGGGGGCGAGTGGCTCGACTCGGCCCCCGACGCCTCGGGGGTGGAGGCGGCCGGCGTCTCCTACCTGACCGTGGCCGAGGCCAACGCCCTGGCGGCCAGGCTGCCCGCCCTGACCTGGTGGGCGGCCGCGACCGACGACCAGAAGGCGGCGGCGCTGGCCCAGGCAACGATCGACGTGGACTCGGTCCTGCGCTACCAGGGGCGGCGCTACGCGGCCGACCAGGTGTTGGAGTTCCCGCGGGTGGCCTACGAGTCGTCGCGGGCGATGGCGACGTGGTGGCCGGGCGGGCAGGCCGGCGGGGCGATGGGTCCGGTGGTGATGGGGAATGCCAACCTGTCGCCGGACACGCCGGTGATCTGGGACTGGGACGCGGCGACCAAGACGGCGGTGGTGCCGGCCCCGGTGCTGCGGGCGGTGGTGTGGCAGGCCGACGCGGTGCTCAACCCCACCCGCCAGCGGCGGCTGGCCGACCAGGCCGAGGGGCTGGCGAGCCAGTCGGTCGGAAGCCTGAGCGAGAGCTACCGGCCCGGGACCGCCAGCATCCTCTGCCGCCAGGCCGAGTCGATCCTGAGCAATTACCGCCTGCGCTCGGGGAGGATTTTATGAGGCCGATCGTGCTGACCAACGCCACTCTGCTGAGGATCGACATGCCCGGCGTGGCGACGACCGCCGGCGACGTGCCCTACACGACCGGGGCCGCCCTGGCCGTGCGGTGCGCGTTGGACGAGCCGACCAGCAGCCAGCGGTACGTGCTGGCGTCGGCGATCGCGGAGGCGACGGCCGTGGTGTACGTCCCGATGGCCGACGTGCCGGAGGGGGCGCTGGTGCGCGGGTGCCGGGTGGTGGTGCGGCTGGATACGTTCGCCGACTCGACGACGCTCCGGCTGGTGTACGTCAAGGCGAGGCGGAAGGGATCGTTGGGGGTGTACGAAGCGTTCGGGCGGACGGCCTGAGAGGCGACTTATGAAGCACTACTTTGCCGTGGACGTGGAGTGACTGGACGAGGGCGTCTGGAAGTCGTTCGGGGATTACAAGGGTGTGGCCCGGTCCTTGGAGGAGGCGATCCGCAAGGCGGTGTCGAAAGCACAGGTGGACGGCACCGACGTCGAGCGTGAGTACCGGGCGACGAAGGCGGAGCAGATCGGGCCGGTCGAGTTCACCTAAACGCCCCGCCAGGCAGGCTGCGTGACACGGAGAGACGCGATGAGCGGCAGGACGGGCTTCGATGCCTCCCAATTCGTCAAGGGCTTAAACGACGCCCGGCGGCGGCAGATCGAGGCCGCCCGTAACGCGCTGGACCTCTTCGGCGAGCATGTGGTCGGCGATGCCCAGCAGCTCACCCCCGTGCTCACCGGCTTCCTCGCCGGCAGCGGGACGACGACGCCGGCGGTGATCGACGGGGAGCAGATCACCAAGGAGATCGGCTTCAACGCAGACTACGCGGCGGCGGTCCACGAGCGGCTCTCGGCCCACCACGACCAGGGCCAGGCCAAATACCTGGAGACGGCCCTGCAGCGCAACTCGGCCAAGCTCGGCCCCTTCGTGGCGTCGAGGGTGGACGCGGTCAGGGAGTGAGGCGGTGAGCGGCGATGGCGTCGATCGACTTTGACGGATTTCTCGACGCCCTGGCCGCCTACCTGGCCGGCCGCGCCTCGCTCCGTTACGGGGCGGCGGCCGGGACGCCGGCGGCGATCTGGCGCTACCAGGCGGTGGAGGACAACGCCACCGACCCGTACAGCGTGTTGCTGCCCTACGCCTCGGGCTCGCCGCTGGAGTGGGTGCCGGTGGCGGTCCTGCCGCTGCAGGTGAAGACCACCGGCACGGGCCGGGCGCTGGTGGCCCGGCAGATCCAGGCGGTCCACGGGGCGCTGCTGGCGGCGGACGGCCGGCCGCTCCGCTCGGCCGCGATCTCCCCCGCCTGGCGGCTGCTGGGCGTGGACTTGCGACCGCCGGCGGAAGTGGAAGTCGATGACCGCAACCGCCCAGTGTGGGCGTTCAACGCGGATCTCAAATTCCTCGCCACCGCCTGAGGGCGGCGGCATTGAAAGGGACTGACGATGGGCGACCTCTCCCGCACGCGCTTGACGGACTGGGACGTCACCTGGGGCACCTACTCCCTCGGGTACGTGGACAAGGTCACCCCCGATCTCAAGATCAAGACGATGCCGCTCAAGGTCGGGACGCTGGGCGACATCGAGGTCGGCCACCGGATCATCGGCCTCGAAGGCTCGATCAAGGTGGAGGTGCGGGAGATCGACTTCGTCATGCAGCGCTCGCTCACCCCCTGGGGCGGGACCAGCGGCACGGTGGTCAACCTGATGCCGACGCTCCCGGCCGACCTCTACGACTACGCCAAGGCGCTGCTCCTCCACCCCCACGACAAGGGGAGTGACGTGAGCGAGGACGTCCACCTGCTCAAGACGGTGCCGAAGATCATCCCCGCCACCGAGCGCGACGGGATGAAGTATGACGTCTGGACGATCGAGTTCCAGGTCTTCTTCGACCGCGCCCAGTTGCCCCAGTTGGTGTACGGCACGATCGGGGTTTGAGGCCCCTTCGACGCCGCCTTGATCGACCATTAAACCCCCAACGAAAGACGCATGGACTTCAACTTGGACGAGGCGGCGGAACGGGCGGAGCGGCAGGCACTGCCGTGGGACTTCGCGCTGGTGGTGGACAACAAGCGGCACGAGACCCGGCCCCTGACCGTGGCCGAGGTGGCGTTTGCCAAGCGGGTGGAGAATGAGGGCGACGATCGCTTCTTTGCGTTCGTCTCGGACCTCTTCGTCGCCCCCCAGCCCCACGTGGTCAACTGGGGGCGGGACAAGGCGACGGCCGCGCTGGTGGCGGTCCTGGCCTACTTCCAGGCGAGGGTGCAAAAAAAAACCCTTGCCCTCGCCGAGGCGGTGGCCATGGCGGTGGTGCGGGAGGCGACGGGGAGTTCGACGTTTGGGAACTCGTCGTCGCGATGATCGCGGTCACCCGCGGCGCGGTGACCCCGCGGGAGGTCCTGCTGATGCGGGCGGACGTGGCGGTCGAGTTGTGCGCGGCCCATGCCCGGCTGGCGCGGCGGGCCGAGGCCGGCGGCGACGACGACGGGCAGACGCGCGTGCGGGGGGACGGGTCGATGGTGACCGCGATCCGCTCCATGGAAGGGTTACGCGGGTTCCTGGGCAGTAGAGGCAAGCCATGAGCTTCAGCGCCGGCGCCATCACGGGATCGATCGGGCTGGACATCAGCGAATACTCGCACTCCATGCTGGAGGCGACGAGCATCGCCCATATCTTCCCCTCCACCGTGACCAGCTTCCTGGCCTCGCCCCTGCTCGGCCTGGTGGACATCGCCAAGCGGGCGGGGGAGGCCATCGTGGGGGCGTTCACCTCGGTCGGCCGCGCGGCCGACAACGCCGGCGAGGCGGCCGAGCGGGCGGGCGTGTCGGTCGAGTTCCTCACCAGCGTCGGGGCCGCCGCCAAGGACTCGGGCAGCAGCGTTCAGGGGCTGGGGGACGCCCTGAAGTTTTTGAACAACAACGCCGCCGACGCCGCTTCGGGCAACGAGCAGACGGCCAAGAACTTCACCGACCTGGGCGTGAGCGTCACCAGCGCCGGGGGGAAGCTCAAGGGCACCGAGGCCCTGTTCTTCGAGTTGGCCGACGCGATCGCCAAGCTCCCCACCGCCGCCCAGAAGACGCAGGCCGCCATGAACCTGCTGGGGCGCGGGGGGGTGGACATGATCCCGACGCTGAACAAGGGGTCCGCCTCGATCAAGGAGTTCGCCGCCCAGATCACCGAGTTGGGCGGCGCCATCGGCACCGACCTGGCGGCGGCCGGCGACAAGTTCGGCGCGCTGGAGACCTTCGTGGGCGCGGCCTGGGACGGGATCAAGAAGTCGGTCGCCCAGCCGATCCTCCAGTACGTCGCCGACCACTTCGAGGAGATTTTAGTCATGGTGAAGGGGGTGGCCGGACAGGTCCGCCAAGCGGCGGGTGGCGTGGGCACGTCGATCGTCGCGGCGATCCCCGACCTCCTCAAATTCGCCGGCGCGGTCGCGTCCGGCGTGGTCAAGGCGCTGCAGGCGCTGGCCACCGTCGCCGCCTTCGTCGCCCGCCACCTCGACGCCCTTAAGGCCGTGCTGGGCGCGGCGGGGCTGGTATTGGCGGCGGAACTGGGAATGAAAGCCATCGGCGGCCTGGCCGGCGCCTTCGCCACCCTCATCCCACAACTTGCCGCCGCCACCGCCGCGCAGACGGCTTTCAACGCGGCGCGGGCGGGGCTCCTCACGGCGGGGATCGGCGCGGCGGTCGGGGGGATCGCCGGCGACGGCGGGATGGGCTCGCTCGCCGGCGGGGCCGGGGGCGGCATCTTGGGTCGGCTGATCGGGGGGCTGATCGGCTCGATCTTCGGCCCCCTCGGCACGCTCATCGGGCAGTGGGTCGGCGCGTTGGGCGGGGCCGTGGCCGGCGGGAAGGTCGGCACCGCCCTGGGCGGCGGCGGGTCGGGCGGGGGCACCCGCATCGAGCAGGTGAACGTCACGGTGCCCCCGGTGGACACGAACGAGGCCTCCAGCCAGATCGCAGCCAAGATACGCCCCGGTCTCCAGGAGGGGATCAAGAAGCAAAAGAAACAACTGCACGCGGCCCGCTCGGCCGAGCTGGTGTTGCGGTCCCTGTAGTCGCGGTCGTAGTCGCCGGTCGATCCCATGGCCACCTTCGACAACATCTTCCAGGCCACGGTCGGCGGCGACACCTTCCAGTTGTCCGATTACACCGTGCGTGTCGAGCCGATCCTCAAGGACCCCTACGGGCGGGTCGGCAGCACGGTGGAGATCAGCGGGGAGGGGTGGGTCGAGGCCAGCTCGCCTTTGGGCTTCACGGCCGCCCTGGGCAGCGCCTACGCGGGGATGCGGAGGGACGGTCGGAACTTCGCAATCCGCGGACTCGGCGGGCAGATCGAGGTCGAGCTCCTCGCCGCCGCTTGCGTCGAGGGGGGGCCTTGGATCGGGTTCGAGGTATTGCAGCAGAAGGGGGGCAGCCAGCTCGTCAAGGAGTTCCGCTTCAAGGTCCATGCCAAGACCTATGAGGACTGGGGGACGGCTGGCCAGTACAAGGTGCGCACGGCCGAGCGGCCCAACGGCCTGCGCACGGTGACGGTCAGTGGGGAGAACAACGGCCCGGGGGTGGGCGCTTCGTTCCTGGCCACCATCCAGCCGAAGTTCCGCGCCCTCTATCCACAGAAGTTGTGGGTGATGACGCACGAATACGAGACCAACGCGCTACAGGACCACCTGGAGTGGTCGATGCAGTTCGTGGAGCTGCTCGACCCGCTGCCGGTGTCGGCGGGGGGCACGGCGGTGGACGGGGAGGCCACCACCCGCATCGAGCGCGACGAGCAGATGCGGCTGGTGACGGACGTGACCTTCGATCTGTTGGTGGTGGGCGACACCGACGACCTGCTCAAGGCGCTGCGTGCCGGCATCCAGGGGGTGATCCTGAAGGAAGGGTCGGAGGTGACGTTCCACAAGGAGCAGCGGCTGCGGGCGCATTTCAGCATGCTCCAGGGGGGTGACGGGAACGCGCTGATGAACTGGGAGCAGACGCTGGAGGCGGAGGGGGAGGATCCGCCGCTGATCGGGATCGAGTATCCGGGGAGCGACCCGATCATCCTCTTCGGCCCGAGCCCGGCCCACCACTACGTGCAGCGCGGGCGGGCCATCGGGGCGGGGCAGTTCGTCAAGCCGCCGCCGCCGATCTGGGGGCAGGACATCAGCGAGCCCCGCAAGACGGGGTTCACGCCGCTCAACGAGGTCGAGCGGGAGACGGTGTGGGAGTACCACTACCTGTTCAAGAACTCGCAGACGGTGACAGCGGCGATCCTGGCCCAGCTGGCCCGGCCGGCCGCCCCTTCCTTTTACTAGCAACCGGCAACCGATTCATGGCCCAGCGCTACTTCAACATCATCACCTTCCACCCCGGCGGCGGCGGCACGGGGCTGGTGTTGACGCTGGACAACGACTGGGTGATGACGCCGGGCGTCGAGCCGAACGTGAACACGGCGGTGTGCAGCTACAAGGAGTTCGACAAGCTGCCAAAGGACCTTTTCGATTTGAGCGGGGACGTGTGCTTCTGGTTCCACGGCGACCCCACCGGGGTGGACGGGGAGGGGGTCGCCAACCGGCCGGACGTGCGGATCAACAAGGTGAGCCTGGTGAGCGTGGACGTGAGCAAGTGGGGGCGGATCGACGAGCCGCCCTTCAACGTGCGGATCACGGAGTACCGGCTCTACCTGGCCGACCGGCGGCAGGCGTTCGTCTGGCCGAGGGGCGGGTTCCTGCAACTGGGGGACCTCAACGCCGAGCCGTTCAACGCCTTCGGGACGCAGGACCGCAACGGGCAGCCGAACCGCAGTGTGAAGTGGATGGTGGAGCGGTGCCTGGAGGCGATGGGGGAGGACGTGACCAATGATGTGGTGGTGCCGGCGGCGCTGAGCGACGTGCCCCGGCCGATGAACGTGCAGTGGCGCGGGAACCACGCCCCCACCGAGCTGGCCAAGTTGCTGGAGCATAACGGGTACGTGCTGATCGTGCGGACGGACGGGCACTTCCGGCTGGAGCAGATCGGGGACGGGAACGTGCCGGAGATCAACACCGACCAGGCGTTGCCGCCGTTGCCGGTGCCCAACGTGGACCGGCGGGGGAAGATCGTGGTCATCACCAGCCACCCCAACGCGGTGGTGGTAACTCAAACCTTCAAGCTCAACACCGAGTCGGGCAGCGACTTTGACTTCGTGGTGCAGGACGACGACGACGTCTGGAAGCCGCTGGCGGCGGTGAGCTTCTTCCAGGCGCTGGACCCGGTCGAGGCGGTGAAGACCAACTTCTTCGGGGTGCCGGAGAAGTATCGGGCGCGGGTGGCCACGCAGACCTACCGCTGCATCCGGCTGGACCCGGGGACGTTCGGGCCGACGCCGATGTTGCGGTGGCGGGTGGAGAAGCCGGCTGGGAAGGTGGGGGGACTGCAGCCGATCCAGGTGCGGGCCATTCTGCCGGTGCTGCAGCAGGATGGGAGTTGGGTCAACAGCACCGACCTGGTGACTGCCCACCCGGCGCACCTGCTGGCCGAGGGCGCGGTGCTGACGACGAGTGAGCGCCTCGGCAAGATCGACGGGGGGTCTACGATCGACCAGCCCGACGCCGACTTCGCGGAGCTGGAGGATGATGAGTTGGAGATCCGGGTCAGTTACGAGGCGATGTTCCAGGCGAAGGCCGACCCGGCCGACCAGGGGGGAGAGCAGGCGTGGCGGTTCGAGTATTTCACGGTGGGGTTCCAGCAGGACTTCGGGGGCATCCGCAAGCTCAGTGACGACGAGCTCAATAACGCCCTGGCCGGCCCCGACCCGATCATCGTGCCGCGGCCGGAGCTCAAGCTGCTGCGGATCGACGGGAAGGATGTGAACCGCACGGACCTGGAGGGTGCGGCGCGGGACCTCGCCCCGCGCTGGCTGCGCAACAGCGGGACGCCGACGAGCCTGACCCTGGCCAAGGGGTTCCAGTTCGGCAACTGCTCGGGCAAGGTGGCGGAGGTCCGCTACACGCAGGGGCCGCCCAACGGCACGGGCGGGCCGCTGACCACGTTCAAGATCAACACCTGGTGGCTGCCGCACGGGCAGTACCTGAGCCAGAGCAAGAAGGAGTCGGGCAAGGAGGGCGGGGCGTCGGCCGGGAACGAGGCCCACCCCCAGCAGGCGCAGACGGAAGGAAGGCGGACGGCGCTGGGGGAGTCGGGCAGCACCCAGCCGGCCGTGCCGGTGCTGCCGGCCCAGCCGCCCCCGCCGCCCAAGCAGGTGGCGCTCGTGCAGGTGGTCGGCCCCGCCTACGGGGGGCCCGGCGGCGGCGCGGGGAACAACAACGGCGGCAAGTATCAGGTGCGGATCGAGAGCGGCCCGACGACGGCGATGAGCGCCGGCAACTTGGCCATGCCCGAGGGGCTGCAGGCCGGGACGCTGGCGCTGGGCCTCAACGCGGCCGAGGACGGGTTCAAGTCCAACCTCCTGACGGACGGCTACTACCTGGGCTGGCTGGCCGGCCCCTCGACCGACAACCCGCCGGTGCCGACGGTGGTCCTCAACGCCGTCGAGCCGGCCTGCTTCCACGTGAGCGTCGAGAAGGACAACGAAGGGGAGGGCGGCAGCCAGGGCGGGGCGGGGGACGCCGACGACAGCGGCACCACGACCGCCACCTACACCTACACGGTGCGGACGCTGGACCAGTCGGCGAAGCTGGGGGAGAAGGTCGCCCCGAAGATGCAGCGCAGCCCCGGCCACAAGACGCCGGGCACGTGGGGCATCGCCTGCATCAGCGCCGGGAAGCTGGTGTTGATCTGGGTGGACGAGGTGGAGACGACCGACGCCTGCGACGACTCCAGCGGGTCGGGGGGAGGCACGCCATGAGCGGAGGCTACGCGCAGCTGAAGGGGGGGAAGCGGACGCTCCACGGCGGCAAGTGCATCCTGGTCGGCAAGGGCGACCCGTGCTGTTGCGGCCCCGGCGACTGCCCCGACTGCGGCGGAGGGACGGTCCCCCTGCATTTCACCTGCACCCTCGCGGCGGTTTCGCTGGCCCAAGGCTGCTCCGACGGCGGCGGGCCGATCAACTCCATCTGGATCGACCAGGCCACCCTCGCCGGCACCTTCACCCTGACCCGCCGCGATGCACTCGGCGACCCGCTGGGGGCGCTCGACGGCAAGTGCGTCTGGTTCTACGGCGAGACCCCCGGCGTCACCGTATCCGCCCAATCCTACGCCAACGTGGTCTGCAACAACCCGGACACGAAGACCGGCGACTTCGGCTTCTACGTCGAGCTTTCCCGCGAGGGGACGCAGTTCGTCCTGCGCGTGTGGCTCGGCAACGCGGACCTGCTCGTCCATGAGTTGTTCTTCAATGAGAGCAACCCGACCGACGACTGCGACACAAGCGCGAACTTCGTGGGCGGCCCGCCGGCCACCTACGTCTTCCCCAAGGGGGGCGGCGGCACCGCCACGGTCACCCCGGCGGCCTGAAAGGAGGCAGCGGCGTGGGCACCTTCGGAGCGAACATCACCCTCTGCCACACCTGCGCCAACGCCTGCCCGCCCCCCCGCCGCGGCGGCTGCCCTTGCCGGGCCGACGCCTCCGGCCGGGACATCATCGAGCTGGCCAGCGCGGGCCAATGCCCCGCCGGCCTCTTCGGCAGCGCCGCCTCCGGCCCGCCCGCCGTCGCGCCGCTGAAGTCCGTGAACTGGGCCGACCTCGGCCGGGCGATGTGGGCCGAGCTGCACGGCCGGGCGCTGTCGCCGGTCGGGCTGTGCGCGTCGTGGCTGGCGGAGTGGACGAGCCGCATCCCGTGCGGCGACTGCCGGCGTCACTGGCGGGCTCTGCTGGTCGAGCTGCCGCCGGTGTTCGGGGAGGGTGCCTTTGGGTGGTCGGTGGCCGCTCACAACGCGGTCAACCGGAGGCTGGGGAAGGTGGAGAGGAGCGAAGCGGACGCGAGGGGAAAATGGTCTGTCGAGGGGGCGCCGAAGGTCGTTCGAGAGGCCGTCGAAGGCTGACTGATCGAGCGGCGACATTTCAGGCCGGACGTTGAGCCTTAAAAAAGGCCGGTCCAATGGACCGGCCGATTCCGCGCGCATAGGGTTCGTGCAAAGTAGCTGTCCAGAAATGCAATCTTCGGTGTCCAACTACAGCGAGAAGCCGCCGAATCCCGAACACACGGACTGGGACATCCTGCTGAACAAGCTGCTGGGGATCGGCCTGCCGCCGGTGGCGTTGTTGATTCTGCTGTGGGCGCACTACAACTCGCGCGGGGTGTACCGGCTGGCCGGCCACACGCTGTCGGTCCCCGGCCACCCGGCGGTGGACCTCGGCCAGATCACGCGCATCGACGACCACCTGTGGGACAAGAAGGGGATCGCGTACCTGTACTACCGGGGGAACGGCGGGGAGCGGAAGATTCGACTGGATGATTTCATCTATGACCGCGAGCCGACCGACGAGATTTATCGGCGGGTCGAGGCCCATGTGAACGGCGTGGCGGACGAGGAGGCGGAGGAAGAAGCGGCGTGAGGGATAGTGGCATAGGCGTCTCGCCCATGCCACTTCCTACAGACCCACCCCGCGCCGGCCGACGAGGCTGGCGCGGGGTGTTTTTTTCTACGACGGCAAAGCTGACTGGCGGGGGGTGAGCCTCTGATGTAGGGTCATAGGCTCCCACACGGAGGTATGACAATGGCCAGGAAGGCCTCCCGCCCCGATCCCACGGCCGAGCAGACGCTACGGCCGGTACTGGAAGCGTGCCCGCACTGCGGCGGGCCGTTGCGTTTCGATTACGACAACTGGCGGACTGTTTCCACTCTGGGCCCAGTGCTGCGGTTGCGGTTGAAGGTCGCCCGCTGCCACGGTCGGACGTGTACCCGCTTCCACAAGCCCTACCGGCCCGAGGCGGAGGGGCGGCTGGCGTTGCCGCAGCACGAGTTCGGCCTGGACGTGATCGCGCTGGTCGGGGCACTACGCTACCGCCAACACCGCAGCGTGCCGGAGGTCCACCGGGAGTTAGCCTCCCGGGGCCTGGTCGTCTGCGAGCGCACCGTGACCAACCTGCTGGACCGCTACGACGAGTTGGTGGCGGCGCGAATGGGCGACGGCGAGCGGCTGCGCGGGTTGCTGGCGAAGCAAGGCCGGGTGGTCCTCGCCATCGACGGGCTGCAGCCGGACGTGGGCCACGAGGTGCTGTGGGTGCTGCGCGACTGCCTCAGCGGCGAGGTGCTGCTGGCCCGGAGCCTTCTGTCGAGCACCGAGGCGGACTTGGCGGCGTTGATCGAGGAGGTCAAGGCGGGGTTGGACCGGGGGCCGGGGGAGGGACCTGTCCCGGTCGCCGCCGCGGTCTCCGACGGCCAGCACTCGGTCCGCAACGCGGTGGCCAGGGCCCTGCCGGGGGTGCCGCACCAACTCTGCCACTTCCACTACCTGCGGGAGGCGGCCCGCCCGCTGTACGAGATGGACCGTCACGCCAAGAAGGAACTCAAGAAGCAGGTGCGCGACGTCCGCCCCATCGAGCGGGCGGTGGAGGCGCGGGCGGCCGCGGGCGACGCCCAGGCCGCCGCGGTGCTGGGCTACTGCTCTGCGGTGCGGTCGGCGGTCACCGACGACGGCCGCCCGCCGCTGGAGGCCAGTGGCCTGAAGTTGCACGAGCGGCTCGCCGCCGTCGCCGCCAGCCTTGCCTCCGTCGAGCAAAAGGGGGCCTGCCCAAGGAACTGACGAAGTTGAAGGGGGTCATCGACAAGGGGCTGGAGCGGACGGCCGACCTGTGGCCGGACGTACGGGCGGGCTTCGACTTCGTCCACCGCGCCGCCCGCGTCCTGAAGAACGAGCCCGGAGGCGGGACGCCCTTGGAGGGGGAGGCGGTGCGGCGGCAGTACCAGGCGCTGCTGGACGACGCCCGCCGCGTCGCGGGCCGGGCGGCGGAGGGGGGTGACCTGCGCCAGGGGCTGGAGCACTTCCTGAAAGTCACCGCCAGTTACGAGCCGGGCCTCTTCCATTGCTACGACACCGCCGGCCTGCCGCGGACCAACAACGCCTTGGAGCAGTTATTCGGCTCGACCCGCCACCACGAGCGCCGCTGCACCGGCCGCAAGGCCGCCAGCCCTGGGTTGGTCCTCCGCGGCTCGGTCCGAATCGCCGCCGGGCTGGCCACGCGTGGCCAGTGCTTCAGCGGCGAGGAGTTAGCCCCGACCGACCTACAGGCGTGGCGCGAGGTGAGAGCCGGGCTCGAAAGACGACGCCAGCAACGCGTGTCCCGCTGCCGATTCCGCCGCGACCCCGCTGCCTACCTTCACCAACTCGAGGCGGCCTTACTCAAGCCAACTTTGCCGTCGTAGTAAAAAACCGTCCGCGGAGCCCGAGACGCACGTCTCGGAAACACTCCGCAGCCGGTGAACCGAACACTGACACTGGGAACCAATGAGCGGTAGGAAATTCGCCCT